GAAATGGTTTGGTGGAAAGACCCAAGATATGCAAAAGATTTATCATTAGTTAATGTTAAAGATATTATTCATTATTACTTAAATCGTAATGAATATCCTGATGTTGAAATTATTGAATATAACAATAAAGAAAAAAACTTTGATGAGATAAGACAACTAATTTCACAGGGTTATAAACCAAACTCATCTTGGTATGAGTCAATGGTTAAAAAACTTAAGTACGATAAACGTAAGGTCAATCAGGAGTTGGAATGTGCGTTTCTTGGTTCGGGGGATAACGTATTTAATTCTGATATGTTGGAAGATTTAAGGATAAATATGGTTAAGGAACCTCCTACAAAAATGATGGGTGGTGGACTATGGATTTGGAAAGAACCTGAAATAGGTAAAAAATATATTATGGGTGTTGACGTATCTCGTGGTGATAGTGAAGACTTTTCAACATTCCAAATTGTTGATTTTGACTCAAGAGAACAGGTTGCTGAGTACGTTGGTAAACTTCCTCCTGACACTTTAGCTGAAATATGTTATAAATGGGGTAATATGTATAATGCATTTATTGTTGTGGATATCACTGGTGGTATGGGAGTTACGACATCTTTAAGATTGAGAGAGTTAGGATATAGAAATGTATATGTTGATGGAGTTGATATTTCAAATAAGTGGCAATATGACCCAAAGGCGACTGAAAAAATACCAGGAATTAACTTTAATGCTAAACGAGTTCAAATTATTGCAACATTTGAGGAATATTTAAGACATGGGTTTAGAATAAACTCAACTCGTTTATTAAATGAGATGAACACATTTATTTATGTGAATGGAAGACCTGACCACCAAAAGGGACAACATGATGACTTGATTATGTCTGTTGCCATGGCTCTTTATGTTGGTGAAACATCATTTTCATCACTTAATAAGGTTACAAATCAAACAAAAGCGATGATTGACTCATGGACTGTTAATACAAATGAATTTAACAGAAGACAATTCATGGACCCGGTAATTTCACAACAACAAGAAAACATTAAACGAGAGGCAACAAAAAGTGACTACGAAAACTATTTATGGTTATTCGGGGGACGAAGATAACATTATATGGGAACAGGAGATAGAAAAAAATCAGGTAGAATATTTACCGGCTCAAAATTAATTGTTGAGGGCCAAGAAAATTTCGGTTCATTAACCGGTAAATTAAAAAAGTTTGTTTTTTTAATAAAACAAACAAAGGGTGAACCTGGACCTCCTTTAACTCCAACACCTTCTGTAACCCCGACCAATACTCCAACACCTTCTTTAACTCAAACTCAAACACCGACGCCATCTTTAACCCAAACTCAAACACCGACGCCATCTTTAACCCAAACTCAAACACCTACAAACACTCAAACTCAAACACCGACACCATCAATAACTCAAACCGTAACGACTACAAACACTCAAACTCCGACACAAACACCAACTAATACTATAACACCAACCAATACTCAAACTGTAACACCAACTGAAATATCTTGTGTTTGTTATGATTTAAGTTATATTACAGGAGCTCCTCTCGCTCCTCCACTATCATATAGTGGTATTTCATGTTCGGGAGGTACAATTACAGGGTCAATGTTACCTAATACAACAACAAGGTTCTGTGCTAAACAAAATTCAATTAGTGCACCTGGTATTTCAATAGGTATAGATACACCTTTTTGTAATGCAGGAGTTTGTCCGACACCTACCCCAACACCAACACCTTCAATAACTCTGACTAATACGCAAACCCAAACACCAACACCAACACCTTCAGTAACTCAAACTCAAACTCAAACCCCTACTAATACTCAAACCACTACTAATACTCAAACTCCAACACCTTCAATAACTTCAACAATCACTCCTACCCAAACTACTACACCGACACCGACAATACCAGAATGTCGTTGTTGGTATTTAACAAACCCTACTGCAGGTGCCTTAAATTATAATTATAACGATTGTTCGGGGACAGTATTTATTGGTAATATAAATGCTGGAGAATCAATCCAAGTATGTGCACGAATTGTTAATGAAGATATATCAATAATTAAAGCTAATTATGGTCCATGTACTGGTGGTACTTGTAATAATGAGACATTTTATGGATTTTTTGGTAATACAGTACCTTTTAATACAGGGTATTGTAATTCATACTCAGCAATTACTTTTACAAATAACCCACCAAGTAGTCAAGGATTATTTAGTGGAGGAACTGCATTTTTAGATGTAAACTTTAACTTAAGAAATAATACGAGAAATACAATACCACCATATTTTTATCAAGTTGTAGAAGGTGTGGTTTCGACTAGTGCATCTGCTTGTACTAGAAATAGTGGAACTTGTGTTACTAATCAATATCGACTTGAAGCAACAGGAGCTACTGCAACAGTTAGTATGTCACCTCCATTTGTTGATGCTCCGACATCGTTTACATTACCTAAAAACTATGTAGTATATATGTGTTTGTGTTCAGAACCTACTGGAAGTAATCTAAGTGTTACTAATTTAGGTTCATGTCCATATAATATTGGATAAATTGTTTAATAATCTATAAGAATATTTATAATTAAAATATGAGTGAAAATAAACTAACGGTATGGCAACGGTTATCCCAAACATTTGGACCCAATTCTCTTTTGGGTCAGGATTATCCTACGTACAAATATGATAAGAAGGAACTTTTAAAGACAACTTCTAAATCTGAATATGATAGAGAGAAATTACAAGCTCAACAAACATATTACTTAGCAAACCAATGGGGTAGGGTTGAGAATAATCTATATACACAGGCAGTTTACTATGAACCAACTCGTTTAGCGTCTTTTTATGACTACGAGTCAATGGAATTTACACCTGAAATTGGTGCGGCTTTAGACATTTATGCTGAAGAGTCAACAACAATTAATCAGGATGGTTTTATGTTACAAATCTATTCTGAGTCAACAAGAATTAAATCTATTTTAGGTGATTTATTTAACAATGCGTTAGATATTAATACTAACTTACCTATGTGGATAAGAAACACATGTAAGTATGGTGATAATTTTGTATATCTTAAATTAGACCCTGAAAAAGGTATTATAGGATGTATGCAATTACCAGTCATCGAGATTGAAAGATTGGAAGCAGGTATGGGTGCTCACTCAACAGATTCGACAACAAATCCTGAAAAGAAACATTTAAAATTCAAATGGAAACAAAAGGATTTAGAGTTTAATACTTGGGAAGTTGCACACTTTAGATTACTTGGTGATGATAGAAGACTTCCTTATGGAACTTCTATGTTAGAAAAGGCTCGTCGTATTTGGAAACAATTATTGTTATCTGAAGATGCTATGTTAATTTACAGAACATCAAGAGCACCTGAAAGACGTGTATTTAAAGTATTTGTTGGTAACATGGATGATGCGGATGTTGAACCATATATCCAAAGATTTGCTAATAAGTTTAAGAGAAGTCAAACGGTTGACCATAAGACAGGTAATGTGGATATGAGATTTAATCAGATGGCGGTTGACCAAGATTATTTCGTTCCTGTTAGAGATACTACACAAACAATGCCGATTGAGACATTACCGGGAGCTGCGAACTTATCAGAGATTGCCGATATTGAGTATATCCAAAAGAAATTGTTAACAGCTCTTCGTGTTCCTAAAGCATTTTTAGGTTTTGAAGAAACTGTTGGTGATGGTAAGAATTTATCATTACAAGATATTCGTTTCGCTCGTACCATCAATCGTATTCAAAAGAATATGATTTCTGAATTAAATAAAATTGCGATAATACATTTATTCATATTAGGGTTTGAGGATGAAATATCAAACTTTACATTAAGTTTAACAAATCCTTCAACACAAGCGGATTTACTAAAGATTGATGTATGGAAAGAAAAAATACTATTATTTAAAGATATGGTTGCCGACCCAGGAAGTGGTATTGCGGCAGTTTCTATGTCATGGGCTAAGAAACATATTCTTGGATTTTCTGATGATGAAATTAAACTTGATTTACAACAACAACGTATCGAAAGAGCCGTTGGTGAAGAACTTAAGAAAACTGCTGAAGTTATTACTCACACAGGTATATTTGATAACATAGACAAGTTGTATGGTAAAAAAGAAGGTGAACCGGCTGGAACACCTACTGAAGGTGGGGCAACTGACACAGGAGGAGGATTAGGAGCACCACCTGATTTAGGAGGAATGGGTGATATGGGAGGAGAGTCACCGGCACCACCTGAATCACCATCACCAGCACCACCTGCAGAAGGAGGGACTGTACCTGAAAACGATGAGAGAAATAAAGAAAATTTAAATATTTTATTAGAAAATAGAGGTATGTTAAATGAGGATGAATTGATTGATTTGTCAAAAGTTCAAAATTCTTTAGGTGAAATGGGTACCGAATTAGATAAACTACTAAAGAATTGATATTTATATAAAAAAATATAGACATGAGATTTGGATTAATAAAAACATTAGTAGAAAATAAATTAATTGATTCCTTTGTTAAAGGAACTCTTAAAACTGATATGCGACTTTTTGAAAGAAAATTACTTAAAAATAGTGATTTTTGTAAATTAATGTCGATATATGATAATTTAAAAGAAAATAAAGAATTAGATAAAGAAACCGCAACTTATTTGGTTGATGATTTATCTAATGAATTTAGACAAATTAAATTATCTGAAAATACAGTAAATTTTGTTAAAAGTTGGACTAAGGATATTGTACTTGAAAACAAATACAAAACAATTGATGAATTATTTTATGGTGATTTACTAAAACCTGAAAAGAAATCAATTGCTAAAAAATCAATCGTTGAGTCTTTAGGTAAAAAACCAATAATAAAAGAAACTAAATCTACAAACGTACCAATTAGTTCAATGTTAAAAGTTGCTAATAAAACGGCTGAAAAATATTTAGAAAACCTAACTGAATCTGAAAGAAATTCTGTTAAAGAAATTTTATCATCAAATGATGAAAATTTAAAAACAAAATTTACAGAATTAAAAGAAACTGCAATTCAAAAAATTGACACTCTTATTTCAGAGTCTGATGAAGAACTATCAAAAGTTTTATTAGAAACAAAAGAAAGACTTACAAATGTAAAACATTCTAAAAAAGAATATATTAAATTAATGAATTTAACACAAAATTTATAAATCTTTATTTTTTGAATTTTTATAAATAGCATCATTTAAAATCTGACGTTTTATGTCAGATTTTTTTTTGTAGTTTTTTCTGTTTTGTAACTCTACAATCATTTTGGTTTTTAAAACTTTTGATTTAAAGTTTTTTAAAGATTTTTCTAAATCGTTATTTTTTACGGGAATTATTAGCATTTTGACAACTCGGTTTTTGTTGATTAATATTACTTACATAAATAAACGAAGATATGAAAAACTTGTAAATGAAAAAAGGAAAAAGTTGTGTGGTTAGAGGATATAAACAAATAAAATGTTCTTATGGTACGGTTGACTCAAAAAATTTAAAATCAATTTATTTAAATATCCAATCTTGGGTTGAACCAAAGACACACGAAGAAAGTTGGAATAGAATTGTATCAGTATTTAATAAAAATATTAAAACAAACTTAATAGAAATTATCGACAATGACTTACTAAATGAAAAATTTATAGTTGATTTAGATTTAAGGACAAGTGGAATAACAATTAAGAAAAGGTCTTTTATGAATTTAGAAGTAACATTCTTTTTGAAAAAAGATATTGATTTTAAATCTGTAGAACTAAAAAATTCTATTAAAAATATCATAAATTATGTAGAAAAAGAATCTTTTAAAAAATCAAAATATTTCAAATTTTATCTTACAAAATCGAACAAAATAAAAACAACCGATAAAATAGAAAGTATTTAATATTTATCTATAAAAAGGTAAAATGCAAAATTACAAAATATTAGGTCCAAAAGAGACAGGAAAAGGTATTTTAATTGAGATGGATGCGGGATATGTTTCCCCGACAGAAAAACATAATCAAACATTCTTACAAGAAAGTAGGGATTTTAAAGATTATTCAAAACCATTTGAGTTCTATGCCGTTCTACAAAAATATAATACACCCAATAGAAACGGTAGAATATATCCTGAAAGAATTTTAAAGAGAGAATCTGAAAATTATATAAAAAATTATATCGGTAAGAAAACCGCTTTATCAGAACTTAACCACCCTGAGTCTTCATTGATAGATTTAGATAGAGTATCACACATGATTACAGAGATGTGGTGGGATGGTAATGTTCTATTAGGTAAGTTATTACTTCTAACTTCACCAGGGTTCCATGAAAGAGGTATCGTATCAACAAAGGGTGACCAAGCGGCAAATCTATTAAGATTAGGTGTAACGTTAGGTATATCGTCAAGAGGGGTAGGTTCCTTAAAGAAGGTAGGTGACCAAAATGAAGTTCAAGATGATTTTGAATTAATTTGTTTTGACTTGGTATCTTCACCATCAACACCAGGAGCTTATTTATTTACTGAACCTGATGGAAGATTTGCGTTTGAGGAGAACCTACAAGAAGAAAATGAGATGAAAGCATCAAGAACAGTTAACAAATCGCTTGATTTAATGGGAAGACTTTCCGATTATTTAGGAAAATAAACAATTATGGAAATGGACGAAAAATACTTTGTGGCTAAAATCCAATACGATTTGCCAGATGAAAACACAGGAAAAATTAAAAAGGTAAGAGAAGAAAAACTTGTAAAAGGTTATTCTGTTACTGATGTAGAAGCTAAAGTTACTGAGGCTTACAAATCATTTAGTTATGATTGGAGAATTACTTCAGTAAGTGAAAGTAAAATTGACGAAGTGTTTGAGTAATCACAAAGTTTAAAAAGAATTTAAAAGGGGGACAAAAGTCCCCTTTTTTTATTTAAAAACCAAAAAAAATTAATTTTTCTAAACATCTGCATATTTATTTAATAAAATAACTACGCAATGGCAGAAAAAAACTTAGTTGAAGAAGCATTAATCCAAATACAAAATTTGGAAGAAGCAATCAATGAAAATGCAAAAGAAATACTTCATTCTACAATGAAAGAAGAAATTAGCGAATTAGTAAAAGAGTCTATGAAAAATGAGGCTGAAGAAGAAGATGAATTTGAAGTTGAAGACGAATTAGAATCTGAAGATGATTCTGAGGAAGACGAATTTGAATTTGATGACGAGTCTGAAGAAGACGAGTCTGAAGACGAAGATTCTGAAGAAAGTTTCGACATGTCAAATTTTTCTGATATCAGTGGTGGAGATGATTTCGAATCTGATGAAATCATGGATTTATCTAACCATTCATTAGAAGATGTCTTAAAGGCTTACAAACAAATGAGTCCAGATGATTCTTTTGAAATTAAAAAAGAAGGTGATTTCATTCATTTAAAAGATGAAGAAGATGAATACCTTATTCAAACAGAATCTGAAGAAGAGGAGTTTGGAATGGAAGAAGATAATGAAGAAGAATCAGAAGAAATCGTTTACGAAATTGAAATGGATGATGAAGCTGAAGAAGAATTAGATGAAATGTATGGCGGAGACGAACACGATTATAAAAGACGAGATGGTCATAAAATCGGAGACGTTGATGGTCATTACAAAGATTTTGAAACCATGGAAGAAGGTGAAGAAGAAGAGGAATACACGTTTGAAGAAGACGTAATGTACGAATCTAAATCTGTTATTAAACCAAAAGTTGGTACAAAAGGTTCTGTAGGTAAAGCCAAATTTAATTATGAAAAATCTAAAGGTGGTTTTAACGAAAAGAAATCACACGCTAACCCTACTAAAGGAACATCTAAACCAAAGTTTGAATTCAAAGAAGGTGAAATGTTTGACATGCCAAGTCCAAAGGGTGTAAAAAAATTCACTAAGGAAGAAGCTAAAGAAGCATCTCGTACTTATGGATTCGGTTCTAAAGAAGGACGTGGTTTAAGAAAAGGTGTTACACCTAACAGAAATCTAACTTTTGAAAACCGTGAAATCATGGAAGAAGTTGAAATGTTAAAGGCTAAAAATGAAGAATACAGAAAGGCTCTAAATATGTTTAGAGATAAACTTAACGAAGTTGCCGTATTTAATTCAAATTTAGCATATGCTACAAGATTGTTCACAGAACATTCTACATCAAAGCAGGAAAAAATTAACGTTTTAAGAAGATTTGATTCTGCTGAAACTCTTAAAGAGTCTAAAGCTTTGTATAAAACAATAAAAGACGAACTTGGAGGGGAAACCAAAAAGTTCATGACTGAGTCAATCGAAAGAGTAATTGATAAAGCTCCACAGTCAGGTTCAGCAGTTAATCTGATTGAATCTAAGACTTATGAGAATCCTCAATTCTTGAGAATGAAAGACATTATGTCAAAAATAATAAAATAAACTTAAAAAATAAAAAACCTATAAAATAAATGGGAGCATTATTAGAAAGTGGATTAGTAGGTAACATCGGTCTTAAGCACTTGAAAGTTATCAAAGAAGACACTATAAACAAATGGGACAAATTAGGGTTCCTTGAAGGTCTTAAAGGCCACCTAAAAGAAAATGTTGCACAATTGTATGAAAACCAAGCGTCACATTTAATTAACGAAGCATCTTCTACGGCAGATTCAGGTTCATTCGAGACTGTGGTATTCCCTATCATCAGACGTGTGTTCTCTAAATTATTGTCTAACGAAATCGTTTCTGTACAAGCTATGAACTTACCAATCGGTAAATTGTTCTACTTTGTACCTCAAATCCAAGGTTATTCTGGAGGTTCTTCAATCAATGGTGTAAACGTTACTTCAGGTGACCACTACGCACCTGTAGGTTCTCCTGGAAACTATCCTGGTGACCCTAACGCAGGTTATGGTACATCTTCAGGAGCATATACAAAAAATCTTTATGATTTATTCTACGAAGGAACTGAGCCAGGTCTTGACCCAGCAGGTTTATTCGATTATTCTAAAGGACGTTTTGTAACTTATACTGCAAACACACCGACAGTTGCTTGGTCTAATGGTGCGTTAATTGCTTCAGGTTATACTCTTCTTGGACAAGTTGCGGCTTCAAAAACTGAATATCGTAAAGTTATTGTTGCACTTTCAGGTTTAAGTGCTAGTGGTATAGGTAAATTAATCGGACCTGACGGACAAGAGCAAGATACTGAATCTTTCTTATCTAATTTGGTTCTTTATACTAATAACACAAACGTTGCTACCGACTTGGGTGTTGCAACATATACTCCACTTTTATATCGTGTTGTAACTCAGAAGTATGGTCAGGCTATGTATGGTCCTCAATACACTTCAACACAAGCTGCATTCCCTGGAGCTCAAACTACAGGTGGTAATGGTGGTTATTATGATAACGTATGTGACCAAAAAGGATTTATCTATTTAGAAGTTGATTTACAAGTTCCAGCATGTATCGCATGTGGACAATCAACTCCTGATGGATATTCAGGTTCTTCATTGACTAACCAATATTGGTCAGGAGCTACTGCTGGTACTGGTAATGCATATACTAACATCCAAGCTGCTTGGAGACGTTACGAAGAGTTAGAATTTGAAGATAAGATTGGTGAAGTTTCTTTTGACCTTGAGTCAGTAACTGTTTCTGTAACAGAAAGAAAATTAAGAGCACAATGGTCTCCAGAAATGGCACAAGACGTTGCGGCATTCCACAACATCGATGCTGAAGCTGAATTAACAGCTTTATTATCTGAGCAAGTGGCGGCTGAAATTGACCGTGAAATTTTACGTGACTTACGTAAAGGTGCGGCTTGGACATTACGTTGGGATTACAACGGATGGAAGCGTCTGAACAACCAATCAACTCCTTACACTCAAAAGGACTGGAATCAAACGTTGATTACTGCAATCAACCAAATTTCAGCTCAAATCCATAAGTCTACTTTAAGAGGTGGAGCTAACTGGATTGTTGTATCTTCTGAAATCAGTGCTATCTTTGATGACTTGGAATACTTCCACGTATCAAATGCGGCTCCTGAGCAGGACCAATTCAACATGGGTATTGAGAGAGTTGGTACATTAAGTGGTCGTTACCAAGTATACCGTGACCCATACTTCCCAGCTAACACTGTGTTGATTGGTCATAAAGGTACTTCTTTATTGGATACTGGTTACATCTACGCTCCATACGTACCGTTACAATTAACTCCAACAATGTATAACCCATTCAACTTTACTCCTATCAAGGGTATTATGACACGTTACGCTAAGAAGATGGTTAATAACCGTTTCTATGGACGTATCATCGTTGATGGTGTTCGTACATTCGATTTGAATGAGTTAAGATAATCTTATCTTAATCGATAATAAAAAAGGTCAGAGAAATCTGACCTTTTTTTATTTAGATAAAATCCTAAGTGATTTAGATATAGCTTCACTTTCCTCAAGAGTAAATACACCTCTTCTGTATGAGCATTTAACTGCCTCCATTAAACAATAAAGAGATTGTTCTTGAGACATATTAACTATGAATTTGTCTAAATCTTCATAAGAAGTATAATTAATAGCATCAAATAAACTTCCAATAGGATTTAAATTTTTGAATTTTTCAATAATTTCTTCTTTTAATATATCTTCATTAGAATGTTCCATAATTTGTAATATTTATATAATGATAATAATTTAAATTGATTATGGAAAGCACGAACTTATTAGATATTTTTAAAAAATTAACTGAATATGAGAAATATTTAAATGAAGCCTCTACGACATCAACTGTTGGTGGCACATACAAACCACCAATTAGACCAGGAATTAGAAAATGGTTTGATAAAAATTTAATGCCATTTATTGACCCTGTATCTGATTATGTTGACGCTGAAATAAATTACGATTCATTAGATGGTCATGTTAAAAAATCTAAAAAAGAAATTCAAAAAAGAGAAAAATTAGCAAAACATATTAGAGATAAAGATTATAGACAAGATGCTCCTGATGAAGGAGATGATGAATATGCGTATGCTCCATTTAAGAGACTCGAACCACATTATCAAGTAGATTCGGTGAATGAATCAAAAAAAGATACTAATGAAGATTTAGGTGTTTGGTTTGGAACTAAGAAAAAACCAAAGGGTAGTAAACAACCTAAAGGTCCATGGGTTAATATTTGTAGTAAAAAAGATGGTAAACATCCACCTTGTGGTAGACCTGAGGGTAGTGAAAAAAGTTATCCTAAATGTAGAGCGGTTGGTGTGGCTGCTAAAATGTCCGATTCTCAAAAACAAGCGGCTTGTCAACAAAAAAGAAAGGCCGAAAAGAAAGATACTCAAACAGGAAAAGGTCAAAAACCTGTTATGACTTCATACAAACCAAAAAAGAAAAAGACCAACGAATCGGTCTTAATATCTTTAATTAGGAAGGCTTTAGATTAATAAATACTTTTACTAACTCTAATACCTGGTTTAAGAGGTTCATAAGTTCTTTCAGGTCTTGAGTATTGTCCTGTATTGTATTCAGAATTTAATTCTCTTAACGCATTTTTATATTCACCCGTTTCATCAGATAATATTCTATCGATAACATCTTGAATTAAACTTCTATCCAATCTTCCGTATTCAGGTTCTTCAGACATTTCTCTTAATACTTTTTTAATTTGTGTATCTAACTTTGACATGACTTTAATATTAACAATTTATTTTATTATAAATATTATCAAGTGAGTGATTAATTTGAGTTTCTAATTCTTTTTCAATCTCCATTGCTCTAAATTCCATTTCTTTACGAAATGTACCGACCAATTTATCCCATTGAATTTTACTCAATTTAATAAAATAACTGTATGTATGATTAGTTACTGTAACTTGTCCACCATCCATAGTAACAAAAATACCTAATTTATCATTACGGATATATTTTTTGTCTGATATTGGAGCAATTATGAGTTCAGAATCTTCCGAATGAATGAGTTTTCTACATATGGTGGAACATTTCCTCACGTTAGACATATAAATGTCAAATTCGGTACTTTCTCGGTCTAATCGACGTAGATATAGACGATATTTAATCCACAGTTTTTTAATTATAGTCATGTTATTTATGATTTGACTACAAACATACTATGATTTTTTAATAATTCAAAATTTTTGATTAACAATATGCTCCTGAACAACGTTTTTTTCCGTCTAAACCAGGTTTTTTACCTTTACATACTTGAATCGCATAACCATTAGCGTAAGCTGAGGGATACACGTCATATTTTGACTCGGCCGCTGCTTTACCACGAGCACATAATTTAGTACCCGCTTTTTTACGACCTTCATACATTACTTCTACAGCGTCATCACTACTAAAATCTTCACCCTCGATTTCATTCATGATAAAATCAAATACTTGGTCCATATTATTTTTAGCTTCGGCAATATGGTCTTGAGCCCAATCGTGTCCATTATCTAAAATTGATTCTATCATTTGTTTATCTTTACCAAGTAGTATTTCACATTGGCGTTTCATTTGTTCTAAGTTAGAGAAAAACATGTATCTTTGATTTTCCTCTTTAAGAACTTTTTTAATTATGTTATTTAAATTTTTCATATTACGCCATCATATCATCTTCTTTTAGGTCATTACAGACAACATCTAAAAACACTTCAATATCGTGTTCTAAACCTTCATAATCCTCAAATACGTTGGTTCCTTCAGTTGTATTTTCAAACATACAAGTTTGGAAATTACCTTCCGTATCACAATAAATTTCACCATAGTAATCACTATCATCAACTGTTAGATATCCTGTATGTATTTTTTCATCTTCAGTATCTTCAGTTGACTCATATCTAAATTTAAACGATGGCATTCCTGGAAATTCAAAAGACCAAAAACCACCCGCTTTTGTCATAAAATCTTCTTTAGATGATGACTCATCTTCTATTGAAATACCCTTAGTAAATTTTTCAAGAGTTTCTCTTTCTTCAGGTGTGATTGATTCCATACCTGATTGACTAATTTTATCTAAAATTGCGTCAATCTTATCTTCCCCTGCCGTAAAAGCTTCGGATAAAACAAATTTTAATAATTTAACGTATTCGTTTTCTTTTAATGTTACTTTTTTCATTTTTTGTTAACAATTTGGAATTTAATTGTTCTTTTATAAGTATCTACTTCACCTGATGTTAATACTTTTAAATCAATAAAATATTCATTAGGGATTTTATCTCTTGTGTCAAATATAAAATAGTACTCATTTGACGCTCTATTAACTAACGTCCAATCTTGAACTTGTACTTCTGTCTGGCCTTCGTGAACATAAACTCTATAATATACTGTTACAGGTGTTAAAACTTCATTTGAAGAATATGCTTTTTTAACAATTACACCAACTTTTCGTAAATCAGTGTTTAATATTTTTTCATCTTGTTTAATACCATAAAAATCAAATCCAAATAATTCAGGGTCTTTACTTTGTGTTCCTAATGTAAAATACCCTTGATAAGGTAATACTGTTAAATCATTAACCACATTAGGTAATGAAACACCATTATATACTAAATTAGACCAAGTATCAGTAAACATACATGGAGTTGTTACAGTTATCCCACTTGTTGTTATTTGATAAACACCCTGTGTTATTTGACAACTTGTATAAGTACCAATAACACTGTCCTGGTTATTTCTAATTGTAACCAACGGTAAATTGTCTAAACTCGTTGGAACCCCTCCAATATAAGAATATAAATAAAGATTATTATTATTGTAAGAATAGAATGAATTTCTATTATCTAATATTAAATCGTTATATGATGTTTCCAAAAACGGTTCATAAAATGTTTGAGTGTGTCTTGTAAAAAATCCAACAGAATAATTTTCAGTTAACCCTGTTAAATTTTCTAATTGAGGTAAATACGCAATACCCCATCCTGTAAATCCTGATGTGGAACCTGTAAGATATTGATTAATTTCATTTGTCATATTAAACTCAATATCTTCATTACCAAATTCAAAATGTTGAGTATCAACAATAATTAAATCCGAATAATCAACATTACCTCCAGTTGTATTATTATATATTCCATTAGTACTCCATCCACTTAATGTTGTAGTTTGAAACCAATTGGAAGGTCTTTGTGACGATGATTTATCTTGAGGTAGAGCTATTGGTGTTAATAATCCGTTAGAAGTATTTAAGGTCTTTGTTATATTATAGTAATCGTATCCAACACCCTCATCCCAAGATTGAGCATTACCTGTTGAACCTGAAGTTAAAGGTATTCTAAATAATATTAAATCAAAAGAAGTTGCTCTTCTTCTACCTGTTGAGGTTGTATCATTTAATAACTCGTTATCAAATGACGAAGTATTTGTCATTCTTAAAGTATGAGTTATACCCGAAAATCCTGTACATCCTGTAGATATGATTCCGTCTTGAATTTTTTGGGTAAGACCTGATAAATTTAAATCAAATATAAAACGACTAAATCCTGACGGACTTATAGAATCGTTTGCCGACCCAAAATACAGTTCAGTCCACGGTGATTTACCAGTGTTTGTGAAACTGTTATATTGAATTGTATTGTTTCTATTAAAATATGAGCGATGAATTGACATTATCTTTTTTCAATAAATATCAATTCGTTCTAATATTTTGATTAATTACTTTAGAATCAAATAAAGCAAGTTCACTTGTTATTGATGACTTAGAAGGACCGTCCCCACTAAAAGGTTTTTCATCGGGGGATAAGTTATGCCAAGGGTGGGTATGATTTGTTAAAAATGTTATAATTAAATTTAAAAGTTCTTTTAATTGGTCTCCTCTAACAATCCCAGAAGTGTTACTAATATAATTTAACGATAATTCATCAACAGGAATTCCATAAACTGTGTCATCACCAAGATTTAATTTTTTCTTTCCTGGTATTGAAGAATTATGTGATAATAAATAAACATTATCGCCACCTAAAACAGCATAACCTTCTTGGATTGGTGAAACTTGAACGGCTTGTGTTTTAATTCTATTATAATCTGTAATTCTTCCAGTTCGATTTTCAGCGGAAACTAAATCATAACCTTTATTTAGTGTTGAACCAATAAATTTAATTTTATTAGTTATTGAAGCAGCGTTTATGTAACTATTTGATACTATTGGGTTTTGTAATGCCATTTTTAAATTAACACCAGGTCTGTAATAAAATGGAAATCTTTCACCATCAGATGCAAAATAATCAGGTTTATTATACCCATCAACTTTACCTTTATTTAAACCTCCTATTGCGTTATTTATTCTTAACACTAATTCTTCTTCAGATACATTAATAAATTCGTCAATATAAGCCGGTGTAGTAACTGTTGCCGGCAATGAAGTATCTTGATTAAATACAGAAACTTTTGTTAAATCTATAGGTGGTAAATTGTAAATTTTAATACTACCAGTATAATTTCCTTGTGATGAGTTATTAATATTAATAACATCATACTCTAACAATTTTTTTACATTATTATCGACCAAAAATGGTACTTGAACAGTTTTTTCAGGTAAATAAGTTAATTTTTTATCAAAATATGATAGTTGTAAAAAAGTCCTTTTTTGATTAACCTGAGGTCTTTGTGTTTGCTCAAGGGATAGTGTTTTTACCGCTCTAATTAAAACTTCACCATCTTTTAAAATAATATCAGACCTTCCTTTCGAATAAATTCCAATATCTTGAGGTTCAGCAAAAACACCTTTAGATTTACTATTTGGATATGTTCCATCATAGTTTTTAATTGGTAAATTTTGAGCAATGTTAGCTCCTTCAGCTAAAATTGACTTTGTTGCAGAATTTTGTTCATATGCAATATTCATTACAGTACTTTTAGTACTTGCAACATAATATTGATTTTTTCTACCTGTATTTTCTTCTTTGTTAGAGTAAATTATATTAACATACTCATTTATTTCAGGTAAAATTGAAAGATTTATTGGTAATAGAGGTAGATAAACAAATGGGTCTTTAGACGTGAATTGATAAACATCCCTAACATCACTTTGATTATCATTTAATATTGATACACCTTGAGAATCATATTCATCTTTTTTAGAAATTAATATCTGTTGAATCGCTTCATCATCAGGAAAAATTCTAACACGACCAATCATCCATGGGTCATTATTGGCAATTACTCTACCACCATATATTATTTTTTTCATCATGATTTTTTACGAGATTCGTATTCTTTTAAAACCTTATTATAGTTAAATTCAACATTATCTAAATGTTTAGATAATTTAACTATTAAATCTTTAGTTTTTTCAAATTCTTCATTTAGATAGTTCATTGCGGTCTCCAAATCTCTGTTTGGTCTATCTTTATTTTCTTTTATTATATTAAATATTTTTGGGTCCATATTAAAAGTATTTTCCTGTAACTCTAATTGGGCTGGTTGCATATCCCGCTATAGGTATTGGTTTAATAAACATTTCTGTTTTACCATTTTCTTCCTTTTCTTTATTTAAACCTTGCATTATTGAAAATCCTTCCATGTTTGAATACATTGGTGTTCCATTAGGATTTGGTCCTGTTGGTAACCCAAGGCTTTGTAAAAACTCTAAATGATTCATATATGCCCTATTTGTCGACGCACCATCTAATATGTCAGATAATGCTAAAATTGGTGTTGGTGTAATTTGTTTTGGTAAAGGAATTCTTAATTGAAATAATTTCAACAAATAATCAACTAAACTCCTACACTCTCGAAAATCATTGATTGTTTGAGCAATTAAAACTGAAAGTGAAACAATCTTATTTATTACTGTAGCAATTGTTGCCTTTTTTTCCGCAGTCATGTCTTGTATTATTGCTTTGGCCAATGCTATAACAATTTTTTTAATCTCAATCAGTAGAGCTTCTAAAAACAAAGCCATTATTCGACTACCGATGGCCTGAACTAACGCCCTGTTGTTTCTTAAAAAATTATTATATCCCTCAATTCCTTCATCGTACATGTTACCAATAGCCTTTGCCATAATAATATATGGTAATAAAACTTTTGGAGAAAAAATTGATTTTATAATCGCCATAGGTAATTGACTTATAAAATCTTTATTTAAACTTAAAGATATTGCGTCAGGAAATGGAAAATTGGCAACCCATCTTGGGTCATTAACTAAATTAGTTATAATATTATTTATTTCATTATCTAAATTTTCACCATCGTCACCAACGTTAGATATATTGTTAGATAAATAATTTGTGTCCGATATTGGTAACGCAATATTATTACAATCAACAAATTCTCTAATCCCTACTTTAATTGATTGAACCCTTTCGTTAATAAACTCTAAATCATTAGATTCCATTTCAAAAATAGTGTCTGTTGAATTATCTACTTCGGGATATTTTGCTTGTCCCCCGACATCAATTTCAACGTTGTAATCCTGACATTGACCTAATATTCGTTGTATGATTAAACCAAATCTTGTTGAGTCATCTAATTGATTATCCCCAAGTTTTAAATCTGCGGAAACACAACCTAAAATAATGTCAGTTAAAGTTGTTAGTAGATATCGTAAATCTAATAATGAATTAGTTTTAAAATAATCATTAATAAAATCGGAAACTCTATTTAAACCTAAAACCCTATTTGATAAGGTAATTTTATAATATTGACCTGGTGTACCGGTATTATCTACGGTAACAAATTGTATGTCAAAAAGGTCCTGTCCACTTTGTCCTTTATACTTAGTATTAACAGGGTTAGTAATACCATTAATACCACCTTGAGACAGAGCCGTTGGAGTTTGTATTAGGTAATATAAAAGTTGGTTAGTTGATTTTTTTGGTGAAGAATAGTCGTAAGGATTTTGTTCGTAAATACATTTTCCCCATGTATCCGTAGGACTTATAAGTAAAATTTTACCTAAATCTAAACTACTTACTTTAATATAAATTGCAAGGTTGTTAAACGTACTTTCTTCGGAACAATTTAAAGATTTTAACATTTCTTCTGAAATTATTTCAGAAATTTTTGGTTTAATTTGTTTAGTAACTTTGACTAAAAGATTTGTAATGTAATTATCTTTAGGTTTTGCGGCACCTTTGGCCATTTGTAAAATATCAATAAGTTGTTCATAACTTGATTGAGCTCTTTCTTTTCGTTCTTGATTTTTTTTAGCCCTTTCTAAAGATTTTTGTTGTCTTGAAAGTTTTTTTTCGTCAAGTTTGTTTTTTAGTTTTTGTTTTTTAATTTCCGATTTTGATTGCAGAAAAGTCTTATAAACTTTAAGTTTATTCTTACTTTGTTCAAACCCTTCGTCAATACTAATTGCCATTATAAACTAAATTTTTGATTATCAGAATTTATGTCTTTATCTAATAAACCTTGCAAAACATCATCATCCATATTTGAAATATCAAATGATTCTTCTTTTGAACTTTGTTTTTCCCAAATACCTGATTGTAACTTTGAAAGTTGTAATTTTTTCTCAACACAATCATTTATTATTTTTTGTTGTTTTTCAATAACAGGTCCAATTGGAGTCATGTCTTCAGGTTCTTTCATCATGGCAACCATTTTATTTTGAATTCTAATAGCCGTTGAGCGTTGTTCTACTAACTCATTGTAAATTTCTTGCATTAAAACAAGAATTGAGTCTTTAGTAAAATTAATTTGTTTTTTTTTGGGTTTTGTCATACCAATAAATAGTTTTTAAAAAAAAATTTAATCTGGTTTGATTTCTATAAGACCTAAATATATTTTTTTATATTTTTTCATGGAAGCTCTTATTTCTTTAGTTGAAAGATTAGTCATTTCTCTTAAAGATAAAAGAATTACATTTTTATTGAACTTATTGTTATCAGTTGCTGGAAATATTGTTTCATAATTGTCAAGTACCTCAATTAAAGCAATACCCAATTTTATTTCATTATCATTTAAATCATTTTCTTCTAAAACGTCTTTAATATATGATTTTAAAATTGGTATAATATTTACCTCAACCTCTGGTTCAATATCTAAGTAATAAACCATTTCTGACCTATTTTCTAAATCACTAGATATATCTTCATAAGACACTTTTCGATTCATTTCTTTTTGGTCTTTCAGAATTTGTCCCATCAGATAATTTTTACAAATGGTACCAAAATAAGAATACGCTTTCTTTTCTTTTGACGGACTAAACTTATCAATTTTTGTCATCAAAAAAGAATGTGTATCAGTATGAATTTCAATAAAATCCATATCTTTTCTATACAATTTATATCTTCGAATAATTGAGGATATCATTTTATCTAAAGGATGTCTCAAATAATCGTTATATATTTTGTTTTTTTCATCAAAAGTAGATGCGGTTAAAAACATTCTAACCGCATTTTCTTCTCTTATGTCAAAATAATTTTCAGAACTTGGTTTCTTTTTTTTAGTAACCTCAATCTGTATTGTGCTTGAACTTATAGTCATCAAGCATTTTCTTGAGTATATTTTATGTTTCTATCGGTATTAAAGAAATATTCTTTTTTTGCAGAAGATACCCAAAACTGAACTTCACTGTCACTCACTTTATTTTCACCATTTTTATATTCCCAAAATATTGACCCTTCTCTAAGGTTCATATGTTTGTAACCAATTTTTGGTATAGTCATAATTTTTACAGAATTATAAGTCATTCTTAATAAAAATTCATATGGGAATGTTAATTTAAAACTAGCCTTAAAACCACCAAAATCCTCAATAATTGATTTTTTAAATACCATACCCGATGTTTGAAAATTTTGATAATTTAATAACGTTTCGTTAGTTAAATAACCCATTTCTTGACTGAAATTTGCGGCGAATGTTGCTTCATTAGTAAATCCTGCAAATACTGTTTTATTATCAACATCAACAACAATTGGTAAAAACGCATCTATTTCAGGATAAACTTCAATATATTTTTTAACGTTTTTAAACCAAATTTTAGCATATTCATCATCAAATTCTAAAATACTTACCCATTTAGATGATGAACTTTCAATACCTAAATTAACCTGAGATGAAAAGTTAGGTTCACTTTCAAATTTAATTTTTTTAACATTTAAATCCCCAAAATCAAAAGATTCTAAAAACTCAATTAATTTTTCTTCACTTGAATGAACAATTATCAGTTCTTTAGGTTTAATTGATTGTAATTGGATTGATTCAATTGATTTAGTAAAAAGTTCCACAAAGTCCTTAACTAAATTTGTCTTAATTGGTAAGATGATACTTAAGTCTAAAATATTTTCCATAATTTTATTGTTCTATAGGTTGTAATTTATTATATTCTGTCTCAAAAACATTTAGTTTTGATTTAGTATATTCGTTAAATAACGATATAATTTTATTCTCAAAGTCATTTATATCACTGTATTGTAATGAAGATTTTTCCATTCCATTATAGATGTCTTCCGAAATGTTATCTTCTAACCAATTTTGGATATATTCACCAATAAAATTGGCTAAATTTAATTCGTCTTGAATCCAAATTCCGTTATCTTCATTCATCCATTCAGGTACCATTTTAGGAACTACACCAATTACAGGGACACCACATTTCATTGACTCTAATGGGAATGTACCAAACGCACTTGTTCTATCGTCCCATACTGATAACATACACTCTTTTAATGTATTTGCAAATTCTTCTTCAGAAATACCTCTCATATCTCTAAAAGTTATCCATCTAAATTGAGGATATTTTTGATAAAATGATTTAATTAAATTAATTGAATCTCTTTGTTCTCTTGAAGAGATTGCAATAATTGGTTTTGCCGGGTATTTTGATTTTTCAAAAACGTCAGATATTACAGGTTCAATAATATCAGTTGGGACATTTCTCATAAATTGAGAGATATATTTTTTTTGTATTTCTGAAGTTGTAATACATTTTGTGAAACCAAATTGAGACCATATTTGTCCTGGTTGTAAAGTTTCAAAAATTTGGTCATATGATTGAGACAACACAATTTTAGTACATTTAATGTTAGTCAATTGAGCCATAACATAACCAAAAATTTCAGGTACAATAATAAAATCTTCAGGTGCTATTTGTAAATTTTGACCTTCCACTGATTGATGTGGGATTTTAGAGTATTGTTCACCGAGCCAACTTGAAACACCAAAATAATCAGGTTTTTCATGTAAAATTATTGGGTTATATCCTTCTTTAAGTAACGTATTTGCTATTTGATAAATGTATCTTATAGATGCTTTAGCATTACCTTTAGTGTCTTGTACAAAAAAATATATTTTATTTTTTTTGTCTTTTAAATTTAAGATTGATTCTTTAATTTTTAAAATTCTATCTTCCATATTTTAGTATTTTTTTATAGTTTTATTATTTAATAGTGTATTAAATGCTAATTTAAATGGGATTGATAATTGAGATTTATTACCCAATTTTTCATCAACTTCTTCTTGTTCACTCATAATGACTTCTATCATTATTTTAATAAGTTCATACTGAACAACACTAATATGTTGTCCGGTTTCTCCTGATATTGGTTCAGTTGGTTCAATATTGATTAAAGAATTAATCTCCTCTAAATCAATATAATAATTTTCGTTTAAAATTGGTAACATTATAGTTTTTCAGCAATTATTGGTTCTAATTCTTTTAGTTTTGTTATTGAAACTTCAGAACTAAGTTTATCATTATAAGTTGTATCATATTTAACAACTTTATCTTTGTAATTAATAATAATATCAGGGTTAGAAGTAACTATTAAATCTAATTCATCTAATAGTTTATTTTTTGTCACCTCATTATAAAAAAATATTTTTTCTATTAGACAACCAAATTTTGATAAGAAAAATAAAGTTGCTGGTTTTGATTTTGACATCTCATCAGAAATTATAATAAATTCAACTTTATCTCTTAAATTAATATATAAATCATTTAAATCATTAAATGACGATAATTCAGTTGAAGGTGAATGACCAAAAATTTCCATAGGGAACTCCTCATACAAAAAACTAAAAAATTCTTCCTTAGATTGAAATGAAAAATGATTGATTAAATCTAACGTATCTATAGGTTCATTAATTTTGTATTCAAATGGTGTTTCAGACTCAGAATTCTCTAAATTATTATCTATTAAAAATTTTTCGTAAGTTGTTTTAAACTTACCTATGGTATCTCTTAATACACCATTAACCTCAATTCCTATCTTCATATCTTTTTAAGATTTCAGTAATCAATGGGTTTCTAACAACATCATCATCTCCAAATTCATGAACACCAATTTCAGAGATATTTTTAAATTTCTCAATAGCGTCCCATAAACCTGAATGTTTTTTATCTTTATATCTGTCAGTTTGCTCCAAGTCACCTGATATAAAAAATTTACTATCAGTACCAATACGAGTTAATAATAATTTCATTTGTTTTGGTGTAGCATTTTGAGCTTCCTCAAATATTAGAATAGAATTATCAATGTTCATTCCTCTCATATATGCCAAAGCAAAAACTTCAATAACCTCCATTTGTTTTAATTTTTCTCTTGCCTCTTTACCTATAATCTTATTTAATAGATAATACGATGGAAAAATATAGGGGTCTAATTTCTCTTCAACATTACCAGGTAAGGAACCAAGTTTTTCCTCAGCTTCAACTGCCGGTCTAACAATGATAATTTTTTCGTAAGGAGATGTGTGGTCAGCAATTAAGTCAACCGCAGCTTTCATCGCTATAAAACTTTTACCAACACCTGCAGGACCTGAACAAATTGTAATTTGATTTCTAACTAATTTATCGTAATACTCTCGTTGACTTTGAGTTAAGAATTTATCCTTACTCTTTTTAATCATACCACTAATTTGGTCTTTCTTAGACATTTTTGGTTTAGCATCAGTAGGAATATACTGACCGTCTTTGCTAATTGTTTTTTTTCTTGTCATTATTTAATTGTATAATAATCCATCCAGTAGTCAATCATTTCGTCTAACATCGTTTCAAATGTGTAATCGTGTGACCACCCTGTAGTATTAACTAATTTAGATGAATCACCTTTTAAATCGTGTAATTCTTCAGGTCTTAGGAACTTTTCATCTTGAGTAACATATTGTTTGTAGTCCAATCCTAACGATGAAAATACATAATCACAAAGTTCACCAACTGAATGAGATATACCTGTCGAACAAACAAAATCATCAGGATTTTCTAATTGTAAAATTTCCCACATTGCTCTAACGTAATCTTTCGCATGTCCCCAGTCTCGTGTTGCATCAAGATTACCCAATTTTAATTCATTAGATAGTCCTAATTTAATTTTAACCGCTTCTTTACATACTTTATTGGTCACAAAGTTAGTTCCTCTTCTTGGTGATTCGTGGTTAAATAAAATACCGTTGGAAATAAACATACCGTATGAGTTTCTGTAGTTACGACAAATGTTATAACTAAATACTTTAGCACATCCGTATGGAGAAACAGGATTAAGAGGTGTTGTTTCTCTTTGGTATCCGTCAGAATCAATTGAATTACCAAACATTTCAGATGACGACGCTTGGTAAATTTTAGTATTAGGTTTTATTAATTTAACAGCCTCTAACAAATTTAAAGTACCTAACCCTGTTACATTTGCGGTATAAATTGGTTGGTCAAATGAAATTCTAACGTGAGACTGAGCCGCCAAATTATAAATTTCATCAGGATTTGTTTTTTGGATAACAGAAATTAATGACGATAAATCTGTCAAATCGGCATAATGTAATTTAATTTGGTTAAATATATTATCTAATCTTGAAGTTTGGTTTTCGGCAACGGAATTTCGTTTTAATGTACCATGAACTTCATATCCCTTTTTAATCAAAAATTCAGATAAATACGAACCATCTTGACCATTTATTCCTGTTATTAGTGCGATTTTATTAGACATTTTAATTTATTTTTTTTTCTTTTATTGTTTTAATAATATATTTGGCATTAGCATCAGGACTTAAACATCTTTCATAATAATTCAGATTTTCTTCATATTTTAAATCAATATTAGATGATAATATATTTTTAATAAATTCTTCTGTAACTTCAGACCAATCATTAACAAAAATTGCTGTGCTATTTTCGTAAAACCAAGAATTAATTTTATCCTTTGTTATGACAATACATCCTGACCCTAAAGATTCACTATAACGAAAAGTTTCGGGGCTCATTCCATTAGGAACTAAACATATTTTAGAGTTTGATAAT